ATCCTCCTCCAAAAAAACTCATATTATATCCATTTCTCTAGTTGTACGTGTTTCTTTTTCCATCCCCATTTTTTGGAAACTTTCTCCCAACCAGGTCTGGCCATTATACTTAATCTTTTACATTTGTTAGAAGAAGCAAAATCTGTGACTGCTTTAATTAAATTGTCTTCCCATAATTCTCTTCTTTTTCCTGTACATATTATTATCTCGTATTGATTATAATTGGGCATGACACCAATTCTACCAATACAAATACCAAAAACTTTATTTTCTTCAAACTCATCTGAACCAAACATTATCCAACATTGCATAATATCTTTTTTAAGTTCATCCATAACCCAAGAAGAGTCTGCGTATTTACCAGAAAAAGCTAAAGACTCAGCCACCATAAACTCTGCTAAAGGCCAAAATCTTTCTATATCCTTAGGTTCTAAGGGAAGAATACTTACTAAAGGTTTAATTTGTTTTTTGTTCGCTGTTGCCATTTCTATCCTTTAATAAATCAAATACACGTTTGTATCTTTTTTGTTGTTCATAGAAATATTGGGCACCTTTTTCTCTCATATCTTTCATGCTATTTGGATTTCCTCCAGCTATGATTCCAGCACCTAATACTCCATCTGCTCTTGTTACAAACTCTCCGTCTGCTAATTGAGCTAACATTGTATCCTCGTCTTTATCTCCTACGCCTGCTCCGTCCTCTACATAACCTGATGCTCGTACATAGTTGTTTGCATCGTTTTCGTCATGTGAAACTTTTGATGGTAAATAATTTATACCACCTTCATTAAATTTTTTAATCTCAGCTAACCCACCTACTTTTAATCTTTGCTGTATCATAGAATAAGGACCCAATTGTTTGTCTCCTTTACCTGCTTCTTCAGGTGCATATATTTTTTCGTATGCTTTTTCTTCACCTGTTGTTGGATCTATATAAGTGTAACCTGGTCTTTGATCTCTCATATTTAGATAACTCATATTATATCCAGGCATGTAAATATCTGTTGGTTGTGGATCAAACGCACCACTTAAATAAGTTCCTGCAGCAATTGCAGCTGAAGTTTTAAATGGATCAAATTCAAGTGTGCCTTCAGGTGCTCCACTTTTTTGTCTTTTTAAAATATCTAAAATACTTCCTCCCTTACTTTGGGTTTGTTGAATTGTATTGGCTGATAACGGACTTGCAATAGATTGGCCCGGCAATCCTTTTAAAGCTGAAAAATTTTGTCCTAGTTGTGAGTATGGAGTAAAACCTGCCTTTTGTGCAAAGCCTCCTACTTGTCCTAAATTATAACCACTGTATGCCCCAAGTGCTCCTCCCAGTATACTTCCAAGTCCTGATGCACCTGAATCTCTCGCTCCTTTGTATCCTTTATAACCACCGTAAGCTGCAAGTGCGTAAGGTAAAAACTGTAGCATTTATTAAATTCTCCTTTTAAGATCTTAAGTATGAAATAATACCATTTTAGTCAGCTAATTTCAACTCGTCTCTAAAACATCCCTCGTATTGATGTTCTCCCACATGAATGATTGGGTCATTAACAAAGACATAACATTTACCTCCAATATCTTTCCAAAGCTTACAAAAAGAAAAATCTTCACCTAAATATGTTTTAGTCTCAGGGTCATGTATGCAGTCAAAAAAGTTCCATAAGTGAGGTCTATCTACATACTCACCATTTATAACTGTCTTTTGAACTATGTTTTTATCTGGATACTTTTCAATCATTTTGTCAAACACCGACCTTTTAATCAACATGCATCCTGTGGGACTATGTGTAACTTCCATAACACCACTATCTAAAGTAATGTTATCAGCATCTGCTACTTTCATTGGGTATGTGTTTAACCATCTATGTATATCTCCAGCGTTTTTTACTTCACCATCGTTCCATTTTTTATATAGCTTATCCCACATCATTGTCTTAAGTGGATAAGGTATAGATATTAATTCTTTGTCTAAATCTAACATTTTAATAATTGATTCTGCTCTAAAATATATATCTGAATCTACAAATAACATATGTGTACAATTAGATTCTAAAAAAGCTGAAACACATAAGTTTCTTCCTTGAGTAACTAAAGAAGATTTTAATAAAGTAAATGTAATTCTTATTCCTTTTTTAATACAAAGTTGTTGCAATTCTAAAAGAGCTTGTGTGTAGTGCATAGTCACATCACTATGACACGGTGTACAAATCATAATGTTATAAGGTGATTTATTTTTTTTCTTTTCTTCTTTTTGTCCGGTGTCCGGTTTCCACATAGGAAGAGTAGCTTTTTCGTATGGTGTGACCTCAACTTCTTTTAAAGTTTGGTAGGTATCTTCATTTACTGTTTCTTTCATTTAAAGCTCCTTTCAAAAAGTTTGTCCATTCCATACCTTTTTTTTCCCAGTTATAAAATCTTTTATAAAAGTTTTGTTGTTCCTGCAGATGTTCTTGCATAAAATTTTCGTGCAAATAAGAAGCTGCAACATTTATAGCTGCTCCTGTATCTTGTGCCATCTGTTCGTAATTTTTTGAATAGTTAATGTATACTGGCCACTCTGCACAAGTTTCATACAAAGCTCCAAAATTATTAGTTATTACATGAACTCCTGAAGCTAAAGCCTCCAGGACTGAAGCACATGATGTTTCTTCGAAGATAGATGGATACACAAACATATCATAGTTAGGCATCATTTCTTTTATAAACTCATGAGGTTTGTACCCAATATAGTTTACGTTAGGTAATTGTTCTGCTTGCTCATATAATTCTTTAAAATCTTTTTCAGTGTTATCTGCAAATTCAGATCCATAAACTTTACAAGAACTATATACGTCTAATTTTATATGGGGGTTTTCAACTTCTTGCATAGCTCTTAATAAAACATTTAAACCTCTCCATGGAGTGCAGTGGTGTATTAACTTTATAGGAGTTCCTCTCTTATATATTTTTCTTACAGGAAAAGTATCTATACCATTTTTAATAACAACAGATTTTTCAGTAGGTATATCAAAAGCATATCTAAACTTTTCATAATTCCAATGACTATTAAATACATACCAATCATATTCCTTATGTCTTTCTTTATTAGTAAAAAATTCTTGAAGGTTAGGTTGATCCCAAGAATTCTTTTGCCAAAGAATGTTTAACTTGTTTGGATCTATTGGAACTTTACCTGGTATTGATGTACATATTTGTACTTGATCCAACAGCTCTTTTGAAACATGCTTTTCAAGCATTTCGTGTTGTAGCTCAGTGGCCCCTCTAGGCTTCATGTTTAATATTTTCAGCTTTTAAAAGTTTTTCATATGTTTCTTTTTTATAAACTATAAAAAAAGGTTGAGTCCATCTTTCTTCGACTTTTTGTTCCATAGTAGGTGAATGAGGTGTTAAGGAATTATAAAAAACACACCTATTATACTTAGCTCCTATAATAGCAGTTGGTTCATAATCCTCTTTAGAATTAAAGATGTGGGTTCCATCTTTTAAAAAATTTGAGTTAAAGTATATTAAACCTGCAATATCAAAATATTCTTGATCAGTATGTGGTTTATATTGTTTCCAAGAAGCGGATTCTTTAAGTTCTGTTAATTTTGTTTTTCTAAAAAAAGTACGTATATAAAGAGGTTTAATATTAGTTTTTTTTTCCCATTCTTCCCTAAAAATATTATAAGGTGTCAAACCTTCACCTTTACTTAAAATAGTTGTTTCATGAACAGGGTAACTTAATCTTGAATCATTACCAAAATAAATATTAATAGGTTGCTGTTTACTTTGAAAAGGTAGATTTAAAAAATTTATAATTATTAAACCTAAACGATTCTCTTCGTAAAAATCATTAATTACATTAATCATTTATTTTTTTGTTTGAGCACCCAAAGAAACTCTAGTAACTTTAATTTCTAAATCCTGTCTAAAATCCTCTGTGGTTGTATCTGTGTTAGGGTCTGCAACATCTGCATCAAATTCAGCTTTATCTGCATATACCTTACCAGTTCTTTTATGTTTTACTATTTCTACTGCTTGAGCAGGTATTTTTATAGGTTCATTACTCATATTTTAATCCAATGATTTTTAAATTTATCGTTAAGGTGTTCAATATAAGAGCTTTGAGTTCTTATGTCAAACGCTATGGTTATTCTTACATCGTCCTTTTCTACAGTGCTTACCTTATGTGAAAGCCAACCTGGAAATAAAGTTATTTTTCCTGGTGTATTTTTACATTTATATAATTTTTTAAAATAAGGTACTTCGTAATCTGTTGTAGTATCTGAAACTTTTACACATATATGGCCACTCAAATAACCTGTATTATCATCTGCATGATTATGTAATTTAATCTCTTCACCTTTTCTCATTACATTAAACCAACATTGAACATAATATGATTCGTGTATATCTATTTTTAAAAACTTACAAAATGTATCGTGTGCTTTTCTTATATCATTTTTAAGAAAGCCGCACTCAGGAAACTCGAGTAAGTTGTAATATATAAATCTACTTGTAACACTATTTTCACTTAATCCTGTACCACCATTATTATATGGTGGGTATTCTTTTATAAGTTGTTTTTCTTTGTTTAATAAAAACTCACCTAATACTTTTGTATCTAAAGGTAAATCATCTTCATATATATGATATGAATAATGTGGATTGAAGGGATTATTAATATTGTTGTTTTGAAAATTAGTAATATGCACTAACGTCCTTGTTTGTGGTATTTCTTATAGTCTCTTTTTTGATTTTTGTTAAGTCTTTTTTTATGTCTACCCGGACGTTTCCTAGGTTTATCTCTTTCAACAAAATCCCTAAATTTTTTAGCCATTTTCCTGTGATCGGTCTATGAGAGCGTAACTTACAACACCTGTTATTTCGTTAGCTGATCCTGCTTGCATTGATAAAACATCACTTGCTTCCATAGATAAAGTTTCTTCTATCATGTTAGCTTGAGCTTTATTAAGTTCTTTGTAAGCTATTTTAACAGCGGAACCACCTGACTTTGTTAACAAGGCATGAGTATCCACATTACTAGCTGTATCATGAACTGCTTGTAAGTTTTTAACAAGCACAGTTGCATCTGCTGGGCACGTTAAGACTGTAGTAACGTTTGTTGTAGTCAAAGTAAATGTATCGCTTTTGTATCTAATTGTCATGATATAAACCAATTAAAAGTATCTTGTTCATTTTTTAATTCTTGTTGGTATGAAGTGTTTAACTTATCTTGCATCGTTCTTAAAGACTGAGTAACTTGCCTTTGATTTTCTTGCCTATAGGTAGAGGTCGGTTCTGGAATTACTATATCTACTCTAGCCATTATGCTAAATCAGCTCCTCCACCAAAACCAGACATTCCAGGTCCTCTAGTGCCTTTAGATCCATCTGAAGTAGGTTTAGAAGGTGAAGGTATGTTTCCACCTCTACCTTGATTTTGAGCAGATGGGGTTTGTTGGTCTAATTTATTTTGAATTGCTTGTGTTGTTGATCTGTTTAATCCAGCTTCTCTTTGTTTTTCACTTCTTTCATAAACTTTTTCAGCTCTTTTTTGCGCTAAAAAGTTTGAAATATTTAATGGATTACCTGTAAGAGCAGAACCTAAAGCTGCTATACCTTGAACATAAGGATTAGTTCCTAAAACAGAACTTAATAAATTTTCTTGAAGACCCTCTAAACCCATTTTTTTTATTATGTAATTTGTTGCTTGATTTTTCATTATATTTTTTCCAACTTGTTTTACTGAAGACATCTCAACAGGGCCCTCTTGAGGTGCTAAACCCATTGGTTCTAACCCTTGATTAACAAAACTAGGTGCATAATTTTCAAATCCTGGTTGCGCTTGTACTGCTGCAACACCAAAAGGGTCTTGAGCTTGAGCTACGTTATTAGCGTAATCTTGTAAAAATATTTCGTCCATTATCCTCTCATACCATCAGGTTGCACATCAGCTCTAAAAGTACCAAATCTCCAATTTTCATCTGTCGATGTGTTTGCAATTTTTAAACTAGCAAATCTTGCTCTAGCTCTAGTATCTACTTTATCAGTAGAAGAGCTTACTGTAAACGGTCCAAGCGGGGATGAAGCTTCTGTATCACTAGGAAAATCTCTTAATTGTATTGTAATTTGTGCATTGCCTTGAATTAATTTAAAATCAGGAACGAATCTTCGCATACTCATAAATACTTCTGCATTACCCTCTATATTTAAACTAAAATCTCCTGATTCAATAAATGCTGGTATTGCTGTTTTATTACCAGCTGTATCAACTTGATTCACTCCTGATTCATGGGCATAATAAATAGTTGATCCATTTATATTTGTAACACCTTGTACAACTGGGAATGTAGGAATTGCTGTAGAAGTAAATTCAGTTGCGTAAGGAACGTCATATAAATTAGCATCTACCCAAGTAGTTCTAGCTAATGAACCTGTTGTCCAAGTGTTGCTTTGATAGTTATAGGTTACAGATCTATCATTAAATGATGAACCTGATTTAGGATAAAACCAAGTAAGCTCTTCGTATAAGTGATTTAAACCTACGTACACTGATTCACCGTTTTGATAGTTTACACCAAGATTATCTCCTTTGTTGGTAAAAACAAAATCTTCAACTTGGCATGGTAAAGATTTTACAGTACCATCGTAAACAAAAAAGCCACCAGACTCCCCCATCCAATATACTGCTCCGTTTACATATTTAATAGAATGCTGGCCTATAGCTCCACAGTTTGATCCTACCTGTCTTATAGAAAAAGTAAATGGTGGACCTACAAATTGAATCACGTATGCAGAATTATCTGTTAAAACTAAAGTGTAGTCTTTTCCTTTGACTGCACCTACTATTTTAGTGCCTGCATCAATTCTAAAAGTACCTGCTGTATTAATTGAGGTTGGCGTGTAATCACTTATATTTTCTTGATCAGAAAATCTAATAAACATTTTGTCTTGAGTTGTGCCACTTCCAATAGTGGTTTCAGTTCCCATCATTAATAAATGTCTATCCCTGTCTGAAACTATAGACATGACAGATGCTGTTGGTGCACCACTTACAACTGTAGCTCTTGTTGTCAATGCACTTGGGTTAGAATTAATAGGGTTCCATTCAAAAGTTTTACCGTTTTTGATAGTTGCTATTAGTTTTTCTCCAAAATTATCTAAAGACCATGAAGCAGGATCTATAGTAAGTGTTTGAGAAAGAGAAGCTTCTCCCCAACCAGTAAATACTTCAACGCCTGATCCACTTAAATGAGCTGATCTTGTACCTGCAGTAGCTCTTGTTATACCTGTTAAATCATTTGTAGAGATACCTGTATACGAAATAAATTCAGTTCCAACTTTTATAGTACCTGATGTTGGAAATCCTGTCGTTGATGCAAGAGTTATAGAAGTTCCAGATCCTCCCGTACCAGCAGTATCATCTAGTAAGGCTCCATTCAATGTTGATATAACACCAGAAGCTCCGCCCCATGAGGCTGTGCCCCATCCATACCCAGCACTTTGATTTAAAGGACCAATAGTAATATAAGGATTTACTGTAGCTGCACCACTGTTGATTACAGAAGTTCCAGCATTAGCTGCCATCGTAATTGTAAAAGTATTATTAGTAGGGGCTGTGACTACTTGAAAAGTATTAGTGGTAAAGTCTGCTGCTACATATCCTGCTCCACTAGGAGGAGTTACAGAAGTAAATGTAAATAAATCTCCAGCTACTAAATTGTGTGAAATTAAATTTACCGTAACTGTTGCATCATTATTTACAGTAGTAAATGTTGCTCCAGTTTTTGCACTATCAAGTGGTGTGATGTCATAGAAAGCACCTTCATAATATATAACTAATACTTTATTAGTTCCAATAGCCGCATATCTTCTTCCATCTAAATCTGCCCAAACCAATTGTTCTCTAGCTGCACCTATTAATTCATCGGCTAATATCTCTTGCCATCCACCTATTTTTTCTGGAAGGCCATATCTAAATCTAACATTATCACCGTCAGTCCATTGACCTTCAGCTCCTGTTTCAGTAACCTGTTTATTAAATCCTGGTCTTATTTGTACGTTTGTTAAAGGCATATGGAATTATAACATTTTTAGACCTTTAATTGAAGATCACTAGATTATTTAATATTCAGAGTTAGGTCTATTCGCTGTTTTTGGTTTAGTATTAATTTTTCTAGTTTCTTCATCTAGATTTACAGTAATATCTGTCACTAACTTAATTAAAACATTTGAAAAATGTCTTATAAATTGAGGCTCACAAATTAATTTACCATGTTTATTAATTGCCTTTATTTCTTTTTTATCAAATGTCCACTCTGAATAACCATTTTTTGGGTTCATTATTATTTTCATTATTCTCCTTTATTTTTAGCCATTCCCCAATGTTCTCTTTTATCTTTTACAAAAGATGCATGAGGACCATCTTTATCAACATAGTGTAAAAAAACTTGAGCACACCAATCTCCTTTAAACTCTTCTCTCCAATGTGTTAACTCCATTCCCAAGTAAATAGCTGCATCTCCACTTTCTAAATGTAATGGCTTACCATCCATAAAAATAGGCCAAGTAGTTCCATCAGAAGCAATATTAACTGTAGTGCTTATTTCACAAGAAGGTCTATCTTTGTGTTTAGGTAAATCAGAAAATTTTGTGTACATTCTCCAAAAAGAATAAGTAGGTAATAAATTTATACCAGTTTCTTTTTCCATTAATGTTTTCTTTTGAAGAAGTAAAGATTCCATTATAGGATCTGCGTAAGTAGCAAAATCTGCAACATTATTACTTTGTGCATCATCAAATTCAGAAGTGTTATGTCTATGTCTTAATATAGCATAATCTTTTAATAAACCTATTTCTTCCTTAGTCAGAAAATTTTTTACTATCTTATATTTAAAATCTTGTTTTATTTTCATATTATAAACACCAAGCTACCATAGCATATCTTGTACCCCCTTTGACCACATTAGCCTTATGGGGATATAAAAAATTTGAAGGAAACATAATTGTTCTACCTTTTTTAGGTTCTACCTTTTGTGAATGTTTTTCATCTGGAGAAAACATTTCAAAATGACCATCTTGGTAATCATCATTTATAAATGTTACAATACTTAATGTTCTAGGTATAGCATTAAAATGATCAACGTGAGGTTTATAAAATCCACCCTCTTCATATTTTAAAAGCTGTATATCTTGAACTGGATTTATAGCTAGGTGGGGTACAATAGGTAAATAATGATTTACAATTGCATTATTTAATTTGTTAGCAAAATAATTTGACCAATGTACTAAAGTTAAATTTTTTTGATATTTACTTAATGGAAGTACTAAAGTATTTCTAATTTCTTTATTAACTATTCCTTCTCCTCCACCCACAAGTGAATCTTCAAAAT